GTCGCGGTAAGGACATCGCCAGTGGCGTAGTTCACCTTACTTGGAAATGTTGCCATCTTTACTCCTTAGTATGAAAGTGTGTTAGTGCCTAGTATCCCATAATTTGTTCCAAGAATGAACGATTCGATGATGGGTTCTAGGGTGGTTAATGTGGTTTTCCAAGAGCTTGGCCTTATGTCATGAGATATGCCAAACACCTGCAAAGTCTTGGTTAGGGTAGATGACCCTGGCTGTGTGGTTGTAACTGTCACTGGGTCAAAGTAATCGAGATCCAAGGCAGCTGTAATGCCAGCATCATAATTGTCAGTGTAAAGGTCTAGGGTTACAGCATCGCATCGAATTGATGTCTCTTGCCGAGAAGCCACATAAGCCAAAGCATTGTTTAGAGCTTCAGCATCGGTCTGCATCATGAGGTTCTGCTCGTTATATGAGTGTAAGAAATACTTATCGATCGAGTCCTGATTGAAAGCTACTTGTGGAGTGCCACCAACTCGGCTCACAGTAGCCTTGTTAAATACCAGCGTGTCATCTAAACGCCAAAGGGCATTGTTATAGGAGATGCCAGTGCCATCATCATTGAAAACTACTGGAGTGCCAGCCACGCTTGATGAGGTAAGTTCTCGGTCTTGGAAGGTGAAATTGCCCAGAGCATCCATGTACAAAGCACCGTACTCGGTACTCTCGATTGTTTGTAGAGCTGCTAACGCAGTACGAGCATTGCCGGGGTCTGCCTGCACTGTCGTCAGGCCGACATCTATGTCGCGTTGCTGAGAAGGCCAGCCAATTTGATCAAGGATCTTACCGATTCTTGTGCCTGTTGTCTGTCCAGCAGTAGCACTGGCCACTGTGCTGATCTGGGCATTGCTGGCCAATCTAAAGCCATCAACTGCTTGGATCGTAGTGTAAACCACTTCACCGACATCTCTAGGCGTAGTGGTCTCATAGCTGGTTATATAGCCAGAAAAGATAGGGTAAGTGGTTGCGCCGTAACTAGCTGAGATTACAACCTTACGCATAGGAGTTAGCAAGTTGTAATAAGGGCTTGCTGGGTTCATAGGGTTAAAGTCACCATTTTGATCAATGATGCGAAGGCTCATTGATCCAGTCTGGAAGTTATCCGCATTGGCAGATCGACCACGATTGGTCTTAATGGAATCTACTTTATTAGAGACATCGACTGTAACTGCTGCCGCATCTGCCAAAACATTAACGCCAAGAATACCAGCATCAAGAATCATAGGTGAGGCAAAGCCAGCACCAGTTGAGAAGTTGATAATGGCGTTAATTACTGGCAAAGTCATGGCAACTGACCTGCGATTGTCTGAGGCAGACCCTTGCGAATTGCGTTAAGCATGGCTTGATTGAAGACACCTTCGATGTTATCCATATCGATCATGCCTTCTATGTTTACAACGATTGGTGGCATTGATGGAGTGTCTTGGACGGTTGATGTGTTTGTTCCCCAACCAGCGATATTGCTTGACATGCCGTAAGGGTTAAAGATTGAAGATGAACTGCCAGTGTAAGGCAATATAGGATGGATGTTGTTGGCAGTAATCATGGCTGCTCCAGCGGCAGCAGCACCAGCAGCAAAAGTTGAGGCAAAGGTGGCCGCATCAACAGCCAAGGCAGCGGCTTCATTGGCAGCCAAGGTAGCCATCTCAGCAGCAGTAGTTGCCGCATCCGCAAGATCAGCAACAGTTGTAACTGTGAGTGGAGTTGTACCTTCTTGGAAAGGTGAATTAGGAGTCTGAGTAGCAACGATCGGTTGATTAGGGTTGAGCATCGAAGAAGAAGTATTGACTTTGAACCCAAGGATCTTAGAAAGAGAATCGCTAATCTCCTTAAGAGATTTAATCCATTCATCAAATGGGCTAGGCACTGGCTTGATAGCAGCAAGTGAGCCCTGAAGGGCTGCTGTGGCTCTCTGTGAGGCTTCTAGTCTCTTCTGTAACTTATCTGCTAGTTCAAAGTCTTCATTGAGGATAGCGCGCTGTAACTCTAGGCGCAGCTTCTCATCGGCTGAGATCCTGCCTTTAAGGGCTGCCTCGATCTGAATCTTCTCAAGGTCAAAGATTGATTGAGCCTTAGTTAATTTGGCTTGATCGGCAGCAGCTTTTTTGGCTGCATCAGATTGTTTTTTCTGTAGAGCTAATATTGCTTTTTGTCGTTTAGCAGCATCCGATTCTAATTTAGCAAGAACCTTGGCTTGCTTTTCTGTACTTATTTGTGCAGGTGTTTTTTTAACAACAGTTGGATTCGGAGTTAATTTCTTACCTACCTGAGCCCCAGCAAAGCCTTGAAAAATATCTTTAGGCAACTTCTTCAATGTAGCTAGTAGGCTAGGAATTACCCCTATTAAGCCGCCAATGGTCTCTGTAGTAAAAGCAACAGCTTTAGCAATATCTTCAATAGCCTTTGCAGCATCACTGGCTTCTGTGCCACCACCAATACGAGCAAAAGCATTTACTAAACCGCCACCAATAATTTCTGAGGCATTTCCTGTTGCTATGGTTAAAGCATCCATCTTATATTGAGTAGTGCCGAGATAATCTGTAGCAGCACCAGCTGAACGAGTAAGCATGACTCCAAGAACTTCAGCAAAAGACTTAGAACTCAATTCAGCAGTAGTAAGACCAGTGTTGTATTTCTTTAAGCCTTTAGTAATGCCTACGTAACCATTAGCAAGATCTTGAGATACTGTTGCCAGATCAATGCCAGAAGCGCGACTGATAGTGATGGCATTGTTAAGTAATTCTTGTGACTTGGTAAGCGAGCCAGTGGTTGTTAATAAAGCCTGAAATGCCGGGCGAAGAATGTCATCCGCAACAGCAGCAGTGCGTTCTAATTCTGAAATATATTTAGCAATAGCTGGATTGGCAAAGCCAATACCTAAATTATCTACAGCTCGAGATAAACGATTGGCTGCTGCTTCATCAGTTGCAAAAGCCTTTACTGCTTGCTTGCTGAAATTAACTACTGCTGTTGCGCCAAAAGCTAAACCAAATGTGCCAGCAAGTTTCTTGACACTCTTTTCTAAATTAAATGTAGATTTAGTTGCTCGATCAAAGGCTTTCTTGCCAGTGAACTCTGTGGCAATATCAATTACTACTGATGGATTAGCCATTAGTTATACCCCACTGCCGCGTTAAACTTATCTCTGGCTTTTTCAATTGCTTGCAGTACAGCAGCATTAGTCTTGCCGCCATCTTCTTTCCAAGCACGAAAGATTGCGCGGCCTTTCATCTTACGAGATCGGCGACCTCGACCGACTTGATTATTGGCATCTACTATCTGGCCATATTGATTAATGGCTTGGACAAACATTGATCCTGCTTCTGGATTTCGGCTTCGACCTTGATTCTTATTTGCGCCAACTTTGTTCATGCCAAAATCTTGATGACCAGGTACTTGGACTACAAATGATGCACCCTGTTCACGACCATTAGGGTGAACACGTCCAGCAGTTTCATAAATCGCACCCGCTGCTGAAGCATTTTGAATACGAGCTAGGGATCTAAATCCAGATCTATTTGATTTGCTAGGTGTAGTTTTATAACCAATGCCTCTTCTGGCTGCACTTGTAGACCATTCAGGGAATCGACCAGTAGTAGCAGATTTACCCCACCCTGATAAAGGTGCTTGTGATGGGATAAATCCTCGTGCCTTAGAAGTAATGGGCTTTAATAATGAAGCCATTTCGCTTTGAGTTTCTTTAGCCAAATCAGGAGCAAACTTCTTCAATGCTTTACGAAGTGCGATTCCGCCCTTTACTTCGACTGGCATCTTTCATCTCCTTAGCTCGATCTTTCATAGCCTGTAATAAAGCCTTAAACATTCTCGAATCAAGTTCGAGTAAGTCATTAGGCGCGATCTGTGTCTCCAGACTTAATCTCGCGATCAAGTAAGTGAAAGAGTCACGCCCTATAATTCCGGGTTATCATCTAGAACTTCCACCTTAGTAAGTGTCTCTAGAAACTCTGCGCCGAAAGGTTTGACAGTTTCTCCGCTACGTCGGATGCACTCCCAAGCGAGCCAATAAACATCGGTCTGTCTTTCCATGTCACGAAAGGCTTTGTGAAAGCCCATCTTGGCATAGACCTCGAATGTGTATTCGATCGATGGAGTTATCTGATGCTCAGATACAGACCCATCTGCCCTTGTGATCTTTAGCTTTGCCATTTGTTAGCCCTTTTCTTTAGTAGTTAGATTATGACCAAGTACCAGTTGTCGCGATTGCTGTCTTGCTGTTGCAGGTAAATGTAAGATCCATCATACCTTCATCGGCAACTGCGCCGTTGATGTCTGTTAGATTATCAACCAAAATTGTGCCTGAATATAAAACGTTAGTTGCTGATACGGCAGCTGATGAATCTTGGATCGCTGCGAAAGCAACAGTTGTGCCGTAAGCAGCCTGAAGGGTTGCTAGAACGTTTGCTGCTGCTGTGTCATTTAGGAATGATACTGTGATGGTGTCAGCTGAGAGCCCAGTAACAAACTTGTGAGCTGTGTCGCCCATAGCAGTAACTTCGATCTGATCTGACTGACGATTAAGTGTGAAAGCAGTTACGTGATCTGAAAGATTGATAGTGGCAATCTTTAGACCGACTTTGTTATTTAGAAAAATTGCCATGATTATTCTTCTTCCTTCTTAGTAGTTACTGGCTTTGGTGCTGTGGTGATCTGACCAATCTTCTTCAAGAAGGCTAGATCCTCTGGTGTTAGTTCTGACATGTTAGCTCCAACTTGTTAGGATTGATAGGGACATCTCGCAGCTGAGCAGATCACCTGATGCAGCATTGAGAACGCTTGGGGCAGATACACTGCCTACATTATACGTCAAAGAACTGGCAGCCAATAAGTTAAACACTCTTACTAGGTTAGTCTCGATGCCGTTTAGGTTGCCTTCATTGTCAAATAAAGGCACTGTAATAATAATCTTGAAATTAGCCAATGGGCTGACTGTGTTGCGCGCATTGTTGCTTGGCGCAAGGTAAGGGTCATCTGGGCTCACAATTACTGAATTTGCGAGGACTACGCTTGGCGGAAAAGCAAAAGTCTGCCAAAGTGAGTTATCGACTAACGCTGTTGCTAGCGTGGTGCGTAGGGTCGTAATTGCGGCTGGCATTAGCCCACCATTGAGCGAGGGTCTAGCGCGTGTGCGATCAATCCTCTGACCTTAGCGAGAAGCTGTGCGCTCATTCGGTAAGGTGAGGGCTGGAAATCAACGGAGTTGGAACCAGTTAAAGTGCTGGTTCTCGCTTGCCAGATCTCGACAGCTATCATTAAAGCGGCTTGCTGAATAGCCATGTCGGCTGTCCAGTCTGTGTAAGTTCTCGAAGCAACTGAGCCATAAGGGGCAATAGCGTGCTTAGGTTGAGCAGTCGCATGAGCTGTAGTTATGCTAATTGAGTAATCGCCAACTGCCGTGATTACTTTGTTTCCATTGTAATTAGTACCAGAATTGGTAATCGTTACAGTTTGACCAACATAAAAAATCTCTTTGACAGGATCATTAAAGTAAAGAGTTCCTGAACCAACAATGTTTTCGTGTGCTACTGAAAAATAAGTAGGACTCCATAGCATTGGAAGTAGGACTGAATCACTAGCATCGCATACTTCTTGGATAGTCGCATCTGGATACAGCGAGCCAACGCCGAGAACGCTCTTGAGTTCAGCTACTGTGCAGAGTGACATTTCCAATTCCTTTCTAAAGACCAAGAGGGGGCAAGGGCTATGCCCCCTCTCAGCGACTTAGGGTATTACTTATGCAGCGTTGTTAAAACGGAATGCGCCAGCATTGATCTTCTGTGCTAATGCGCCATAGCCGTAATATCCAACTTCAACTTGGCCAGTACCAACTTTGTCAGCACGAAGCTGTAGGCGTGGGCTTTCAAACCATGTGAATGAATCACGATTTAGAACCATGATTGTTGCATCGCCTTCACCTGTTTGTGTGTAATCCACATACATATCAAGACCAAGCAATGTACCGCGAAGGCTTGCTGGGCCGACTGAACCCATAGCGTTCATTGGTGAAGCAGCCGCGAAAATTGGGCGCTTTGTTGTGTCGTTAAGTGCGATGATGTTTGCCCATTGGGTAGGTGATACAACTACGCCTGTTGCAAACTTGAAACTATTTGTGTAGATAGATGCAGCTGCACGAGAGATAAACGCTGAGAACTCATCGCCATCCCAAGGAAGTGTTACTGCTGTGCCATCAACTGTTGCAACTGCTGCAATTGTATCGAATGCATAAGCGTTAGTTGCTTTAGCGTAAGCATCAGCCATCAATGATTGAAGCTCTGCGAAGAACGCAGGAGATGTGCGGTCAAGGACTTCCACATCGAATAATTGCATTCCAGCAAATTTCTTGACAAGAACATCTAGATATTCAATTTCAACCTGAGTATCTGAGAATGCACCCTTTTCAGCTGCGACTGCAACTGTTGGCGCGGCCTTAACGCGTGGAATTTGGAATTTCATACCGGCATCTGGAAGTGTGCCAGTCGAAATTGCATCAATTGTTGCGCGTGTTGCTGTGCTCTTACCATTGATGATTTCTGTCAATTGGCGTGTTGGTACAAGACCTGCGACATCTGTTGTGTCTGTGTCTGATGCTGCGCGTAGGTATTGACGAGCATTCTCGTCACCAAGTTGTGCGCGGATAGAGTTTTCAAGATAAACCTCGTTAGATAAATTGATACGAGGCTTTGAGTAAACCATTGCTGTGATTGTAGGGCGAGCAGCTTCCACAGCCGCAGCTTCTACCGGTGTTGCTTCGACTGTTGTGTCTTCCACGACTGTCTCGCTTTCTGTTTGTGGGGTTTCTTCGACAGGGATTGTTTCCTCTGCCGCGATCTCTAATACTTGAGCAGACTTAAAGGCTGGCTCGGTTACTAGAGAAACTTCTTTTAATTTAGCCGCTGTTACGACCATGTGACCATTGCGTGATGGCTTTGATGCAATAATTTCTGCACCGATTGAAAGTCCGGAAACTAAACCTTCTTGCGCTTGGATAAGTGCATCGTTACCGCCTGTTGAACGCGATAACTTAAAAGTTGCATAAATACCTTCGGGGCGAACTTCGGCTGCAGTCATACGACCAACTGGCTTCTTCATATCGTGTTGTGATAACAACTTGATCTTTGAGATGTCTGTGACATCGATTGAACCAGCTTCGAATACTGCGCCACCTAGATTTGTGTGACCAACTTCGCCTGTTCCCATTGGCACAATAAGTCCTGAGATTTCGCGGCGTTCTTCTGAGCATTCAATAGATGATGCTTCGATGTATAAAGTTTCCATTATTCTGTTTCACTTCCGTTAGGAGTCATGTCTTCCATTTCCATTGCTTGTTCTGTAGTAATAAGACCCAGAGATAGCATTTTTTCAAGTACCAACAAACGATCCATTGGATTAGTTCGAAGGAATGTGTCATCAACAGCAAACTTGACATAATGACCAGAAGTTGAAATATCATCCATTGATAGACGATCTTCAATCGCACAGATAAAAGGTTGAATCATCCAGATAAACTGTCTGCGTTCATCTTGAACATTCGCATAAGTCATTGTGTTGTTCTGGTCAGCTGACAGATAGTAAGGTGGCACTCCGCATAGTCGCGCAATTTCAGTCGCGCTGTTTTGGATGGCTTCGTTATACATCATGTCTTTAGGTGAGAATGAAGTTGGATTATATTCAAGAGTCGATGTTAAGTAAGCAGTAGAACGATTAAGGCGTGCGGCCTTCCAAGCAGCTAGTAATCCGCTAACTTCTTTAGGATCTAGGTCAGCACCATTATTCCGAATATATCCAGAAGGCATAGGAGTTTGGGCTGCGATCGAAGCTGATCTGTGAATGTCAATAGCACTCTGAATAGCGCGAGCAGAAGTGTTTAAAATACCTTCATCTTTTTGGAAAGTGATAAGAGAACCAACACCGGACATTGGTACAGCAATTCCATCAATATAATACTGAGTTACGATAGTTGATGGGAAGTCTGTATCGAATGTAACGCGAGTGTTAGCAATCCACTCTGCTCTGGCCATTCTTCCATCTTCTGCATAAACTTCTTTGATCTGCCAGTAAGCTGATCCGTACATGAGCAATGAATCGACTGTCCAAAGGATACTTACGAATCGTGGCTGATTAAGTGATGGCTGTTCAACCCATCGAGGTGGTGCAATTTCTTCGCCTGTAGATTTTTTGTAATACTCTAAAGGGATTGAGGCAATCGTTCCTGCAATAAGATCTCTACATCTTTTAATTGCTGGCACACTCATAGCTTCTTGACGAAGCATTGATGAGACGGTGTAGTAATTATTATAGGGAAGAAATTGATCGCCCAAAATTTGAGGGGCATATTGCGCTTCGACAGACGGCTTAGTTGGCTTTGATTCTGCTCGCGAAAATATACCCATAGCCTAAATGATAGCACAACCTAGACAGATTACTAGCATATGTCAAGTTATGATTTGTGGGCGTGGTGCTGGCAGCATTAACTTACTTACTGCCATTGCGACTCCAATGATGGCTGAGATGTCACCAGCTGATTTGCGCTTGATAATTCGCCACGCTGAGTCATTTACCTTGGCAGCACAGTTGTTAAATTGCTGGATAAGCTCTGCTTGCCCATTATGTACAACCTTATGAGTTACCAATCCAGTTAGAAGATCGCCACAGGCCTGATAAAACTGCTGGCCGCTTACATCTTCAGTCATTACTCCTGCTTGCTTCAATCGGTCTGCAATCGACTGTGTGGCGTATTTGTCATAGCAGACTAAACGCGGCCGATAGATATCAGCCCAAGCTTTGATGGCCACAGCGATCTTTAGATCATCAACTGCGACCTGAGAACTCCAAGTCTCCATAATTCCAATACCGATCCTGCCATCGGGAAGCAACTGGCCAGCAATGAGTGAAGCATTGCGCCTTGACGGGCTAACATCGAAAGCAAAGACGGTATAAGCCCCGACTGCGATCTCTAGCGTGTTATCGCTGGTTTCTTCCAAGACTCCATGAGGCCAAGGAGACTGAAGGCTATCGATCCACTGACAAAGGGTTTCAGTGCGAGTAGTTTCAATAGGTGCTGTGGCAATAGCTTCTTCGATCGATTCTTTTGTGACTGTATAACCTAAAGCAGGATTACTAGGCACTACCGCGGTACGCCAAAAGGCATCTGACGAGATATCGATCTTGCAATACTGTGGTGCGCTGTATTCGTAGTAACCAAAGGTCTCAGGTGGGTAATCCTTGGCTCTTTCAACCAATCCGTTAAGAACTGTGCTGAAGGCATCCCCGGCATTTGATGTTAAGAAGGTTTGAGCGTTGGCTCTAGCTCTTGTTGTTGGGATTGCTGCTTTGTAGCCATCTTCAGAGATTTCGCGCACTTCATCGATCCATAAGAAGTCAGCTGTGCGACCACGAGCTGAATCTCGGGTATCTGATACTAGATCAAGCGTTGCCCCGTTAAGCAGCTCTATGCGCTCGCCACCATTGGCATATCTAACAGCCTTAGTCATTGCCTTTAGCTCTGGAGTCGATTCGATGATCCAAGCAATCTCTCTAAAGGTCATTAAGGCCGTTGCTCGGTTTGAGGACATGATTATGTGCTTCTTCTCATCACCATAGAACATGCCCCAGATAACTCGGACTCTGCCAAGGTGAGACTTGCCATTCTGTCTCGAAATAAGCAATAGCGCAGTCTTGACTCGATATTGATCTTTCTTATCGACCATCATCATCTGTTTGAGAATAAACTCCTGATAAGGCATTAGCTTATCCATCTTTAGACGTTCAACCATTTCAATAACTTCACCAGCTCTAGTTTTGCCTTTTAGCAGTGGCGTGTGAACCCTTGGCTCGGTTGCCCCTCGTAGAGCTTTGACTGTCTTGGGTTTATTTGTCATTGATTCGGATTAGGTCGGATCTTAAAAGGACTGTCTGGCATCGGCTCGGACTGCATCGGGTATATACAGGATGA